TAATTATCCTGGAAAAGATAGAATTCAAGAACTTCAAAATATAGATTATACAAACAACCCAAGAGACATGGGTGTAGGAACTGCATCTGATTTTAGACACGCAGCAGCAATGAATGAATTAAGTAAAAGTTTAAGTCCAGGATTTGTTCCTGATTTTGTAGGAGATTCTTTAGCTTATGGATTAGGTGCCATTAATGAAGTCCCTGATGCTTTTAGAGGATTTAGTTTTAAAGAAGGTTTTAATCCAGAATCAATGGCCGCAGCAAAAGAAGATTTCGCAGCAAACAAATTAGGAACTTTTGGAACTCCAAATACAGCAACTATCGAAGACGTGTTTGCAAAAACATTAGGCTACGAAGCTCCAAGAGCTAATATTGAAACAGCTTCTGCGATAGGAACTCCTATGGGTTATGGCGCAGCACAAGCTTCTGAAATAACTCCTTCCAATAATATTCAATCATCTGGGATACGTAGTATGGCAGATGTTGCAGGACCTTCAACAATAGATAGATTTAGTAATTCAGTAGGCCCTACTCCTAATGAAATAACTGATAGAAACAGAGGACAGATAGGTTCTAATAATTTAGCACAAGATCTTGCAGGTGTAGCAAGAAATACAACTCAAACAGAATTTGATAGTTTGGTTGACGACGATTTTGAAGAAATGAGAGGAATAAATTTTAGAGACGCTCCTGTAGGTCTGTTTAATAGACAAAATAATCCAGCAGTTGGTTTTATAGATAAATTTAGATCACAGGGCAACCCCGATGCAAGTTTAGTTAATAGAACTAAAAATGCACTTGGTAGTGGTATAGGTTCTATTATGGATTTTATGGGTAGACTTCCTACACCAATGAATGCCATTAAAGGTTTTGCAAACTCAAGAAATGCTTTAAGTAAAGGATCACAAAATTATAATCCAGCTCTTCAAAGTCAAGTAGATTTTTTAAATGAGAAAGGTATGTATGGTAAAAATGCAAATAGTGGTTTAGCTCAAATTACAGGTGGAAGACTAGCAGGTAAAAATTTACAATCATTATTTGGATCTAATGATCTTCAAACTATGTATGATAAAGATTTAACAAGTTTAGAAAAAAATCTTGAAAAACTAGACACAAGATTTTCTAAATTAAAAAAATCTAATCTTCCTGCTTTTCTAGCAAAACAACAAACACTTTTAGATAAAATAGCTCAAAATAAAACTGAAGCAGCACAAGCTCAAGATGCAGCAGATAAAGCAGCTAAAGCAGGAGCTCCATCATTTAATCCTAACACAACAAGTGGTGGTGCAGGTAATTACAGATCTGATAGAGATCATAGTGGAGCAGGTGGTTATGGTGGAACAGGTAGAGCTTCTAATGAAGCAAGATCTAATGACCTAGGTTTCAGTGATATAAGATTAAAAGATAATATTGAGTTAGTTGGAAAATCTCCATCTGATATTAACATCTACAACTTTACATACCTAAATGATCCTAAAGTTTATCAAGGAGTTATGGCTCAAGAAGTACCATGGGCTTCTGTTAAACATGACAGTGGTTATTTAATGGTAGACTACAATAAAGTGGATGTAGATTTTAAAGTAATACATTAAATGAAAAACATAACATTTGATCCAGTCATAGGAAAATTTGTAATTGTTCCTAATATAAATTCAGAACCAACACCCGACGATCCAATAGCAACGCAAGCAGATATATTGCAGTTTGCCGCAGAAACAGAATTAGAAACTACTTATGACCCTACTATTATGAACGAAGTAATTGAAAGTTTGACAGTTAAAGAAACTCCTGATAGCACTGCAGTTGAAGAAGGTGTTGAAACAATAACAGAGAAGGTATAGAATAGCTTATGGCTACAATAGATAAATCATTACCCAATACAACTACAGAAATTGAAATTCCAGGCGAAGAAGAAATAGTTCAAGCTAGAGAAGAAGCAGTTGTTGAAGAATCAAAAGATGGTGTAACAGAAATTGAAATGGAAGAAGATGGTGGAGCAACCATTAATTTTGATCCAGGTCAAGTTAGTCCAGAAGGTGGTGAAGATCACGATTCCAACCTAGCAGAATTTTTAGAAGATAATGTATTAGATCCCTTAGCTTCAGAGTTAATGGAAAAATATGAAAATTATAAACAATCAAGACAAGAGTGGGCTGAAAGCTATAGAGAAGGTTTAAACTTACTTGGCTTTAAATACACAACTAGAACAGAACCTTTTAGAGGAGCAAGTTCAGTTACTCACCCTGTACTCGCTGAAGCCGTTACACAATTTCAAGCACAAGCTTATAAAGAATTATTACCAGCAGATGGTCCTGTAAGAACTCAAATTATGGGTGATGCAAATATGGCTAAAGAAGATCAATCTAAAAGAGTTAAAGACTTTATGAATTATCAAATCATGGATCAAATGAAAGAGTATGAACCAGAGTTTGATCAAATGTTATTTTATCTTCCCCTGTCCGGTTCTACTTTTAAGAAAGTTTATTATGATGATCTTTTAGGTAGAGCCGTAAGTAAATTTATTCCGGCTGAAGATTTAGTCGTTCCGTATTCTGCTACCTCATTAGAAGATGCGGAAGCCGTAATTCACGTTATACGTATGTCAGAAAATGATTTACGAAAACAACAAATTAATGGTTTTTATAGAGACATTGATTTAGGAGATCCACCTGTACAAGAAGATGCATTAAAAGAAAAAGAAAGAGAACTAGAAGGCATTCAAATGAATGGTACTGCAGATATGTTTACTATTTTAGAAATGCATGTTGATGTAGATTTAGAAGGACACGAAGATGTAAACCCTGAAGATGGTGAGCCCACTGGAATTAGATTACCTTATATAATTACAATAGATGAAGCTAACAAAAAAGTTTTATCTATAAGAAGAAATTACGTAGCAGGCGATCCTCTAAAAAATAAAAAAGATTATTTTGTACATTTTAAATTTTTACCAGGTTTAGGTTTTTATGGTTTAGGTTTAATTCATATGATTGGTGGATTAAGTAGAACTGCAACTGTAGCCTTAAGACAATTATTAGATGCTGGAACTTTAGCTAACTTACCTGCTGGTTTTAAAACTAGAGGTGTTAGAATGAGAGATGATGCACAACCTTTACAGCCTGGAGAATTTAGAGACGTTGATGTACCAGGTGGAAATATTAAAGATCAGTTTATGCAATTACCATTTAAAGGACCAGATCAAACTCTACTTCAATTAATGGGAGTTGTAGTTTCAGGAGCTCAACGATTCGCGAGCATCGCAGATTCACAAGTGGGCGACATGAACCAAGCCGCGGCTGTTGGAACGACAGTAGCGTTATTGGAACGTGGATCGCGGGTAATGTCAGCAATACATAAAAGATTATATGTAGGTTTAAAAAACGAATTTAAATTATTAGCAGGGGTATTTAAAAGTTATTTACCCGCAGAATATCCATATGATGTTCCAGGGGCTTCAAGAAATGTTAAGGTTACAGACTTTGATGACAATGTAGATATTTTACCTGTTGCAGATCCTAATATTTTTTCTCAAACACAAAGAATTTCTATGGCGCAAACTCAACTACAGTTAGCACAATCAAATCCTAAAATTCATAATTTATATCAAGCTTATAGATCTATGTATGATGCAATCGGAGTTAAAAATGTAAATGCAATTTTACCTCCACCACAACCACCTCAACCAATGGATCCAAGTTTAGAACACATCATGGCTATTAGCGGTAAACCTTTTCAAGCTTATCCAGGTCAAGATCATAAAGCACACATAGATGCACACCTAAGTTTCATGTCTATCTCTATGGTACAGAATAATCCTATGGCAATGATGGGTTTACAAAAAAATATACTAGAACATATTAGTTTAATGGCTCAAGAACAGATTCAATTAGAGTATGTTGAGGAAATAAAAGAATTACAAATGATTCAACAACAAATGGGACCTATGATGCAGAACCCACAAGCAATGCAACAGAATCCACAAGCTATGCAAATGCAGCAAAGAATTAAACAACTAACTTCTATGATGGAAGCTAGAAAAGCAGTGTTAATTGCAGAAATGACTATGGATTATGCTAAAGAAGAAGACAAAATTAGCAGTGAAGTAGGTGGTGATCCGTTACTTAAACTAAAATCTAGAGAATTAGACTTAAAAGCTAGATCAGATCAAGAAAGAACTACCAATAATGAAGCTAGACTTGATTTAGACACAATGAGAGCTATGATGAACGACCAACAACACGATGAAAAACTAGATCAAGACGCAGAACTAGCTGAAATGCGTGCAGGAGTTTCTATTGCCAAACAAACAATGGCGGATAAGAGTAAAAAAAACGATTTTGGTAGAAATTTTAAAAAAAATTAGTATAATTAAAATATAAGGAGAAAAACTATGAGCAAAGATTGGCAAAGAGGATCAACTTTCATGAACGACGACGTCAAGATCGAAAAAGAACTTGGTTGTGGTCCAGATGGTTATTCTACAGGCGGTAAAACTATTGAAATGACTAGTGGTACCGAAACACAGACTGTGACTGTTAGAGGAACTAAAGCAATGAGAGCTGACAAAAAACCTGTTAAAGCTAAGTGGTATTAAATGTGGTTATCGGCAATTAAATTAGCCGTTTCTGCTGGTAGTAAAATTTACGCTAACAAACAGAAGACAAAGATGGCTATGTCGGATGCGCAGCTTATGCATGCATCTCGTATGGCAAGTGGTGAGGAAGCTTACCAAGGAAAACTTTTAGAG